ATCCACTTTGCGAAATGTTTGATAAGTTCTATGATGATGTAAAAGACAGGCTTATACCTATAAAGCTAGAATTTGTTGTTGGAGACGAAGAATTTTTAATTGGAGGTATGCTTGACAAGTTATTTTACAACACGACAGCAAATGCGCTTCAGATATGGGACTACAAAACAAATAAAGAGATATCAAGGCATAGTAAGTACAAAAACAAAATGATAGGAGAACTATCACACCTTCAAGAATGCGAGTTCAACACATATTCGCTTCAGTTATCAATTTATAAGTTCATAATAGAGAAAAATACCAATTTAAAACTTGGAAATTCATATCTTGTGTGGATAAATGATTCAAATGAAAAATACAAAGTCATTGGAACTGATTATATGGAAAGGGAGGCAATGATAATATTAAATTCCCTGGCTGCTTGATACACACTACGTCTAAATATTGCAGCAATAAACTACAAGAGGTTTTAAACAATAAGACAGAACATTTTATCATTAAGAGTTTCGTAAGGGCAGCATTTGAATATGATAGGGAGATACCCGAATATTGGATTTATTGGTATAATCCAAATAAAGGTCCGGACATAGAAAATCCACAATACAGATTTTTGTCAAACAAGAAGATGAATAAAAAAGAGATAAGACTCTTTTACGATATTCTTACCTCTTATATTCCTGTAATTCACAACAAGGATGGAAACGTTTGGCATCACAAAGATATAGGTTTTTCAAAAAACAAAGTTGTTTTTAAGCAACTAAAATTTTGGTATTAATCCAAGATCTTCAAAATCTTTCCTGTTTTCTTATCTACCCTTGCGAGTTTCATTCTATAGTTTGTCTCTTTGCTTTGCACGTATCTCACTGTAACGTTTGTTTGTTGATCTATATTCTTTATGTTCTCAGGTTCATACTTTGCGTGTGACACGGCATTTATGTATGAGAACGCTATTGAGAATATGGCATCATCATAGTCGTATCTTGGATCGGCAGCCTGGTATCTTGTCTGTCTGTGGCTTGTTTGGCTTTTTAAATCCTTCTCTACAAACGTCTTTAACTGCTCCCAAAACCAAGGAACATCTATTCTGTCTCCATATGCATCTAACAACTCCTCCAACTTGCTTATTATTCGAGGCCCTGTGTTTGCTTTGTTTGATATACCAAACCATTTCCCTCCATATGTATGGAAGTACTCAGGAAGTTGGGCGTTAGAAGTAAATTTATGCTTGAATCCGTGTATCTCCTGAAAGTCTACGTGCATATCTCCAATGTTGTTCTCTACTAACTCCTTTATACCGCCTCTTTTCTGCTGATCATAGTACAAACTTTGAAGCAATACTTGAAGATATGTCAGTTTAAACTTTCTATCTCTGTGAAATACGACTGATGAAACTGTATTTGTGTATGCATCCCATATTGCAGATGACATCATTGAGTGTCCTGTCTCAGAGTTTATTGGATCGGTTCCTTGATACCACCTATTCTTCCATATTTCATCGTGTGGAGGATGATGAACAATCATTGCTGTGGTAGATACATCTTCCCTAGCTGATGTTTGAACCCAACTAGCTCCAATTATCCTATATGGAGTGATTAGATCAGGTGTTGGCTGACTCATATCCATAACAGGCTCAAAGTATCCGTACTCTATAGGCACATCTTTACCATATATCTCAGTAAGCCTGGTGTTACATTTCATTATTGGTACCAATGTCTTTGACTTCCTGATGAACATATCATCAATAGTCATAGGATAATGCTGATGAAACTGAACTTTTGCTAATTCGCCCTTCTTTGTTCCCTCTAATGCTAGGTATGCTTTTCTTTCCTTTTGTATGTGAGCATCATTTACCCCTCTACGCGCATAGGCATTCATAAATATTGGTATGATACCATACTCATAGTTGCCATCTTTCCATTGTTTGAGGCACATTTTAAATTCAGCTTCAAATACAGAGCCCCCTCTATCCATCTCTCCACCGGTTCCCCAGGCTATGAACTGTTGTTGCATAGTCATCTTTCCTGTATCCGGATTGAATTTAAACAATGCAGGACGGCCTTCACGCATCATCTCTCCAAAGATTTCGAATAGACCAATCTCATCTACGAATACAGCAGATGGAGATCCACCATTGATGGAATCCACTGCGGGACTGTCTACTTGGAACCTAGAGCCTCCACCTTCATCGCGACCTTTGCGCTCTCCCTTCTTGTCGAAGTTCATAATTTGGTCTGTCCAGTTCTTTACTTCCTGCGCTATGTAGTTAGGCACCTTTGTATATGCCCACTTCACTTTATCTCGGAAGATCTCAATGCCCTTTTCTTTTGAGTGTGTAACAAATTTGATGAAGTATGATTTGTTGAGGTTTACACGTTTCATACCGGCAAGGCACATTGTTGTAGTAAATCCAATCTGACGAGCTTTACCTATCATCATTGAATACCCACAGTCGTATAAAAACAAAAGTACCTCTTGTGCTTCCCAGGCATTATACCTTATCATACCACTTCCATCAGTGGCTTTATCTTCTTTGATATATCCGTATTTGTTACAGAAGTATAAGGTGTTTTCCCTGCATTTTTCTATCTCTTGCAGGAGCCAATCAAACTGATCTTCCTCACTTTGAAAGTCAAGGATTTCAGTAGGATCATTTAGCCACTTTTCGGCTTGCTTGCGATAAAGATCAAAAGGCTCGTAATCAACTTTGTTTTGCCAACCTGAGTTTATTGAATCTATCCAATTAACAAATTCTTTCGGATATTTAAACTCTTCGTGATTCGGTTTCCAACTTTTTGTACGGCCTCTTGAAATTGTATCGTCTTGAAATACATCAAAACTCATTTTTACAATATTATTCTTCTTTTTTCTTACGCATTGGAGTTCGTATCTCTTTAAGCGTGCCTGCTACTCTAGCCCCTCTCATTGGAGTTTCGATTCTTTTAAGCGTGCTTACTGCACGTCTACCAATTGATGTTCCTGCTTTTCTTAATTGATCCATTTTATAGGATTTATCCAAGCTGCTCATTACTTTTTCAGGATTCATTCTCATATTACCGGTATCAATTCCTGAAGACATAGGTGGTGCTTGTAATGTTCTTGAAGACTTCATCATCATTTTAGGAAGTTTTCCCATCTTTATATTCATCTTAGCATCATTTACTGCCTGACGCTTTTCACTACGAAGAGCAACCTTTTTAGATCGCATATCAAGTTTTGCGCCTTTTTTAAGATTACCTTGATCATAAGCAACATCTGATTTAGCAGCAAGTTTAGCCTGTCTTCCTGCATTCGCTCTTTCTAATGCGGCATTGAGTCTATCTCTTAGTCCGCCTTTTTTAGGTGCCATCATTGTTATTTGTTTTTATTGTCCTTTTTTCATTCTATTTACATAGCCATAAGGAACAGGCTTAGGAGTAGTTTTACTTGGATTTGCATTTGGATATTTTGGCATAGCCTCATCCATTCTGCTATCCATCCAATTAACTCTTTTGCCTTCTTTTTTCATATTGTATTTGTCTCCTCCTTCAAGCATTTTTGCGCTAGATTTAGCAGTTCTCTTGCTTTCTTTAAGATCTTGACGTTGCTGACGGTTCTCACTTCTAAGTGCTGTTTTTAAAGATCTTGCTTCAAGTTTTGCAGCCTTTTTGTATTTACCTTGAGCTTGAGCTACTTCCGCTTTTCCTGTAAGTTTAGCTTGTCTTCCTGCATTTGCTCTTTCTAGCGCCGCGGCTAGTTTTCCTCTTAGATTTGCCATTTTTATTTGTCTTTATTGATTATTAATCTTTTTCCATTTTTTCTTGTTCAACATCTTGTTCAACCATTTTTTTTCTTTCAGCCTCTTTCTTCTTCTTGCGTTTAGCAATTAGAGCACCGATAGTTCCTATCCCTCCTGCTATAGCAGATGCTATTCCAAGATGAATATTTCCTTTTCCTTTGCCTATACCTTTCTTTGATGGTGGCTCCGGATCATACCCATTTTTTGATTTGATGGATGATTTAAATTTTGCTTTTAGATTTGCCATTGTTATTCAGTTTTACGATCCCAACATTTTATTCCACCTCTACAAATATTTCGCTTATTGTATAGAGTTGCTTTTTTTGATGCTTTGTTTCTTTTTTTTCTTTTTCCATCGAATGAAAAATTTTCAAACGACTCCATAGAGCCCTGAGGCATCATTGCGCTCATTATTGCTTTTCCTGCCATTTTCATAGTTCTTATTATTGCGCTAAAGACTTTAGCAAGTTAGCAAAATTATTTATTTTACCTTTCTTAGTGGTAGTCAAAGAATCATAGTCTACTTCCACGATATCTGTATCAACACCGCTAACAACAACATAACTACAATCATCAAAATTGTGATCTGAATTGATTATGTTTACTGATGCGTGTCCGCCAACAAGTGCAAGGAAATCTGCACATATTTTTTGTTGATCGGCAGTAGCCTGGTCAAGGTCAAGATAAAAAGATTTGAAGTCAGTAGTTCCAAATACTGCTTCTGTTGTTGCCGGGGAGCTGTTTCCCATTGTTACTATAAAGCTCATATCAAATAAAATTAAGTGCTACAATATTTGGATCCTGAATAAATCCTGTTGGAGATAGCAAATCAACAATGTTTACATCTAGTCCTTTTGTTGATCTACAGTTGTGTATCCTTACGTTAGTTAATGGCTGTCCGCCTACTGCATTTCTAATAAAAAATCCAATAGCATCTGTTCCGGAATGAACTGAGTTGTTTATGGAAAGCTGATTTGTTGTTGATTGCATCCACACAGCGCCAATGTTTGCATCGGCAGAACCAAAGCTATATAAGTGGCAATTTTCAATCCACGTTTTTGCAGATGAAGTTGTAATCAATATTGGATAACCATTTGCTCCTGCGAATGAGTTGTAATTTATCAATGTTCCATTTCTAAACACAACATTTGAAGAACTTGTTATAAACGCAACTTGAATATTTGATGTTGCATCACCGTTTATGATTGTTCTTGAATTTGCACCACCTTCAGCCCTTATTGCAAGATTGTCGCCTCCAATAATGTTTCCATTAAGAACAAGCGTCATATTATCGCTACCTGTCCAACGACCTATTATTCCTGAAATACCTCCAAGGAAACCTCCTGTATCCTCATTAACAAGGTTTCCGTTTATTGTACACGTTCCTCCTGCATTTCCATCTGCACATTGAATAACTTGTTTAAAGTTTCCACCAAAGTAATTACCACTTCCCATAGCTAACTTAGGGCAGTTTACAACTACTTTTCCTGTCAAATTTTTAAATAAAATAGTTTGGTGTACAGCTTTAAATTCCTCAGTGATGTTAAGAGTAACATTTCTTGATCCCCTGAATGTAGAACCTGCAGCAACAGCAATTGTTTCTGCATAAACTTTTCGTCCACTAATAAATGCAGTTCCACCGCCTCCTGTTTCAAATGCAAGTCTTGTGGCATTTATCTCATCAAACTCAAAAACTACGTTTGAAAGCCCTGCCCTAACTCTAAATATTCCATTGTTAAATCCAAACCCTGTGAAACTTGCTTTACCCAAAAATCTTGAATTCACATCTTGAAGGTTATCATCAACCGCTGTATTTACAAATACAACACCAGGCTCACAATACCAATCGGTATAGTTCTGAAGGATTATGTTTCCTCCATACTCTCCACGTCTAACATATATCAATGTTCTATTTGTTGCAGTAGGAGTAAGCCCCAAGGCACCTACCATAGCAGATCCAACATCTCCATAAGGCTGATCAAATCTGTTTGGTGCAGGTGTAGCAGATGGATTTGTAACATCTACAAAAAGAACGTTTCCATATTTG